TAGGCCCTACATGCATTCCTGCGGTAATACAATGAATCCCTTCATGAGGTTCAAAAGCATATTGATGAAAACGATCATACACCATCTTAGTAAAACCTACACCAAAAGCTGGGATTTGATCTATAAGATTCCTCGACCATTCCTTATTTAAAAGACTTCTCCAATAAGGAGTATCATCTCTATGAGAAAGAGCATAATGTAAAGCTACAAATTCTTTAAAGTTATTAAAAATAGTTTTACATATAGCTGTAAAACTATCCTTATCCCATTGTGAAACTTTATCTCTTTGTAAAGTTCTTACCAACTTATGTAAAAATTCATGAACAGAAAATAACCCATTACTTTCTAAAGGTTCTATAAAGCCTGCACTTAACCCAATGGCACATACAGTCTTTACCCATAATCTTCTATGTATACCCGTTCTCATTTTAATTTTTTTAAAGTTTAATTCTTTAGTTCCTAAATAAGTTTGAAACTCTTTTAAAGCATCGTCATCACTGATAAATTTATCCGAATAAACATAGCCTGTTCCCATACGACTCCATAAAGGAATATTCCAAATCCAGCCATTGTTGTAAGCAGTGCAGTTTGTATAACTTACTAATTGTTTTTCTTTGTCAGTATAAGGGAGGTGAGTAGCCCATGCTTTATTATTAGGTAATAGATCTTTAAAATCTTCAAAGGGCTCTTTTAAAGTTTGACCTAATAATAAAGATTTAAAACCTGTACAATCTATAAAAAGATCAGCTGTGTATTTACCATTTAAACTTTTAATACCATTTTCATCTTGTTCAATAGTTTTAATATCATCTTTAATATGCTTAACACCTTTAGGTATACAGTAATAATCTCTTAACCATATTCCAAATTTAGTAGCATCAAAATGAAAAGCCGTGTGTCTTTTAAAATCAAAAGGGATAGTCTTTTTTTCATTAAAGAAACATTTATTTTCTAACACCAAAGCCATTTGAGGATAGTGACAAACTGCATAGTCAGAATAAGGAGTTTCAGGAAAAGCAAACTTTTTAAACCACCAATCGTTAAGGTTGTTTACATTACCTTTCAAATATGGATCTCCAAAGGGGTAATGGAAACTCTCTCCTTTTTGATAGAAGTCAGTAAACTTAATACTAAGTTTATAACTGGCATCACAATACGGAATAAAGTCTTCATCTTTTATATCGACCATAGATTGCCATTGTCTTATAATAGATAGAGTACTTTCTCCTACACCAACGGTGGGTATATTAGGACTTTCAATTAATGTAATCTTCTTAGAAGGAAAACATTTAATAAGAGTTGCTGCGGTCATCCAACCCGCACTTCCTCCTCCCACAATAATAATATTTTTCATATCTAGTAAGTAAACCAAGAATTAAATGATATTATAGTTTTTCTTTCGTTAGCAACCGGTTCTGATTTATGCAATAAACATCCAGGGAATGTTATAATTTGTCCTTCTTTACTTTTATAATTTAATACTTTGTTTTCTCCCGTCTTAATTTTAGTAGCTTGATGAGAATCAGATAATTCTAAAAAATAAACATTGGTGTAATTTGATCCTTCGTGAACGTGCCAATCATGATAAGATTTTTTATCATATTGTTGAAACCATCCGTTTGATATTTTCCAATCAAGAGCTTTTAAATATTTTTGCTGCTCATTCATAACAGGCCTAATAACATTTGAATAAAAATAATCTAAATATTTTCTTTTAAAATTAACATCAATGTTCCAATCAGTTTTAGATATGGGACCATAAATATTATCTGGCATCTCTCTTATTAAATTTAATAATTTTTTCTTATGTTTTTTATGATCGGGAACATCACATACAAACATACTACAAGGTATTTGTTTTATTTTCATGCAAAAGGCTTTCCTAAATGCCACATAGGCATAGAATATCTAATACCCCATGTGACAGGGGTTACTCGATGCCACACGAAAGAAGGAAAAACTATTAAACTTCCTTTAGTATAAATTTCATTGACCGTAATAATATTGTCCTTAGTTCCCGGTTTATTAAACCGAGGAGCAAATTGTAATTCTCCACCTTTAAAATCTTTAGAATCACACAATAAAAGAACTGAACTTATTTTTCTAATTTTCCCATGAGAAGTTAAATCATGAGGAGTATCGTAAGGGTTTTCTGTTCCATCTTGATGCCAAGCATAATGTTGCTTCTTACCATAAAAAGTAAATTGACCACGTTCACTAAAGTCCCACTGAAAATTCCAACCAGCATTGATATTAGCTTCACGGATAAAAGGATGAATTTCTTTATAAATCCATCGTTCGTCTAACCATACTACTTCTGAATTTCTAATTTTAAAAAGTGATTTTTTTTCTTCTGGTGTTAAAGGATGCTTTTTATAATCTCTAAAGTTTTTGCTTCCTCCTCCTATTTTTGCTATTTGTTTTTTTTTAGATAGCCCTAATTTAATAATGTCATCACAAATATGTCTAGGAATAGCATTTTTAAAATACCAATAAGACCATTTTAATTGCATTATTATACATACTCACAATTCATACTTAAAAAAACATTCATTTGTGCTCCTTTATTTTTAGAAATAAAATAACGGTGAGTAGAAGGAAAGATAATAAATTTATTATTCTCCAAAGGGATGTGCCAAGTTCTTCCTTTTCTCCTGTTATCATCATATTCAATAACTAATTCGCACGAATCTTTTTGTACATCTACTCCATACACCCATGTGTAATCCGGGGAATCCTTTAAATCTAAAGGATTAATTTGAGTGCGACTATAAGATTGTTCTAAAGGACCATAAATATTTCCCCAATGAAGCTTAGGGATTAATTGTTTATTATATTTTAAATCAAAATGATCACGAATATAATCTTGTACCCATTGAAATTCTGAAGAAAAAGCAAAAGTATAATCTTCATAAGAGTAATCTTTTTTGTTTTGACTCACCCTTTTATTAATCACAAAACCTTCAAAAATTTTAACTCTTAAAAAGTCTCTAGGAATAGTACTTCCTTTAATATACCCATAATCTATCGTACTTTCACTTAGTGTATTTCTTTCCATATACTTCTTTATATAGGAAATTTATAAAAAAATAAAGAGTTAGGCTTGTGGGTCTTGTGTCTTCCAAGATTGGGATGCTTCATCCCACCAAGGGGTTGGTTGTCCTCCTGGATAAGGAACAGGTGGTTCCCAGCGACATGTAGTTTCGTTTAACGTCCAAGAAGGGTAAGATTGTGGGGGTATAAAAGCATCTCTGCTAGCATCATAAGTAGAACCTTTACCAGGATAATTTTTTCTGTAAGGAGTTCCTCCTAAAGCATGAACTCCGCCGTGTGTGTTATATGAACATTTTCTCCAGTGAGGCCAATTATGTATTTTATTTAACATTCTGATTCCTTGGGCTTCAGTTTCATTACCCTCATCATCAGTACACATTTCATCAGAAACAACATGTACACCAAGTACATTTATTCCATCTTCTGTCATTTTTGCAAAGTGTGCCATAATTATGAATTAAAAGTCCCATCAGCAGTAAAAGTATGAATGGTATCTGTACCACTAGTAGTTACTGTTCCTGAAGTTGAAGCAGAAGAAGCTGTTAATCTTCGAATAATAACTATTCCTGATCCTCCTCCAGCTCCATCATTATTTTGACCAGAGCCACCGCCACCACCACCTGTGTTGGCTGTTGCACCTGATCCTGTAGTGTGTCTTCCTCCAGCACCAGCTCCGCCGGTTCCTGCAGTTCCAGCAGATTGAGTACCATCAGGTCCTACTCCACCTCCGCCACCTCCAGCGTAAGTTACATCTGATCCTGAAATGGTAGAAGGAGATCCATTTCCTCCATTACCAGCGTTACTTCCAGCTACAGAATTAGTTCCTGCTTGTGCAGCACCGCCACCTCCGCCACCGCCTCTTTTAGGTGTAGAAGGAGAAGGGTTTTCAGCACTTCCAACTCCTCCATCATTTCCTTGTGGGGGGTTAACAGGAGGTGTATTTCCTGTTCC